AGAGACCCGAACCCCTATCCCGAAATACCCTCAACTAGCCTGAACCAGCAGGAACCAGCCCGAACCAGCGGTGGTTCAGTCATATCTGGTCGGATCGAGCCGAGGTTGGTGACGCCTGTTCCACCCGGTAAGAGTTTTGGTCCTGCCCTGACTGCTTGGGCAAAGCGCGTGCTCAATATTGAGTTAATGGAATGGCAGAAGCGCATCTGTAACGACGCGTTGACTGTGGATGCTGACGGCGACTTCGTGTTTCGTGAGGCTTGTATCAGTACGGCCCGACAGAACGGCAAGAGTCTTGTGATGCGGGCGGTTGCTGGGTTTATGGCGACCGAGTATGCAGCTGCACGTCGTGAACCTCAGACGATCGTCATTGTGGCCAACCAAAAGCGTCGGAGCATGGCGTTGTTTCGTGACGTTGTTCGCGACCTTGAAAACTTTGATTGCAAGGTTCGTTGGCAGAACGGTGACGAGCGAATCAACTTCCCTGACGGCTCGAGCATCTCGGTTGTCGCGGCGTCAGCTCACGCTCACGGTATGACTGCGTCAGTTCTGCTGGTTGACGAAGTCTGGGACATTGGTCCCGACGTTGTTTTTACCGCACTGCGTCCTTCGCAGATTGCAGTCAAGAATCCAATGATGATGATGTTCTCAACTGCTGGCGATCAAGGCTCAACAGTGTTGTTGCAACTTCGAGAGCAAGGCATCGCGGCGATTGACTCGGGTCAACCAACGGCGCTCTATTTTGCCGAGTGGTCACTTCCACCCGGTGTCAGTCTTGAAGATCGGTCGCACTGGGGATGGGCTAACCCAGCACTGGGGACGACGATCACGGCCAAGGCTTTGGAGTTGGCTTACGACTCACCGAACCGTCAAGCGTTCATCCGTGGCCACCTCAATCTGTGGGTGGATTCGACAAACTCTTATTTGCCGATCAACCTATGGAACGACCGCAAATCCGACAGACCAGCACCAGCAACCCAGTGGCTCACCATTGACTCATCAGTTGACGACTCGCGCTACGTCGGAATCTCAACCGCTTTTGATGACGGTCGCGTCATCGTCTCGGTCGCGTTCGTTGTCGAGTCGGCTGCACAAATGTGGGAAGAAGTTGTGCGGATCATGCACGACCAAACCGTAAAACTTGCGGTCACCCCATCGCTAGAAATTCACTGCCCCCCAGACCTACGGCGTCGGATGCAAATCGTCGGCTACGCCGAGTTACTCAAATGGACTGCAGCTTGTCGCGCCATGATCGTGGAGGACCGCGTCAACCACACTGGCGATATTGCACTGGCCGAACATCTCGCTCGAGCCGTGGCCGTCAAAACGGGCGGGTCTATCGTGCTCAGTTCGCAGAAGTCACCCGGTCCGATTGAGTTAGCCCGGTGTGCAGTGTGGGGAATTATGCTGGCGTCCAAACCAGTGCGGTCGTCGCGTGCCGCTTTTGCTTTTGGCTAGGGGTACTTACATAGACGCAAAATCTGTGAGAGACTCGCAAGTGATGGCTCTTTTCGGTAGCAAGAAAGTAAGCGCAACCCCCGCGTTTGCGTCCGCGCCGATACAGGCTGCAGCAGGTTCTGCCGCACAGGTGGGTCAGTTCTATACGTACTCCGTCGGGGCGTCGCAAGAACTGGCCCTCTCTGTTCCCACTGTCGCCCGCTCAATACAAATGATCGCGTCCATGGTCGGCTGCTTAGAACTTAAGCATTACACCACGCAATGGACTGGCGAAGAGTACGAAGAGTTGTATTTGGAGAACGAGTCGTGGATGGATCAGCCCGATCCGAAGGTCACGCGCAACTTCATTTTTTCGCAACTGGTCACGGACCTTATGCTTCACGGTCGCGGGTTCTGGTACATCACTAGCCGATCTACTGCCACAGGTCGCCCGCTTTCGTTCCAATGGTTACCCGCCGCAATGGTGACGACCATGGATCAAGCAGGCCCGCAATGGTTCGGCCCGTCCGACCAAGTCGAATTCAACGGTTACCCACTTGCAACCGATGACGTCGTGCAATTCTTGGCACCAACTCAAGGTTTGCTGTACACAGGCAACCGGGCAATCATGACAGCGATTAAACTTCAGCAAGCCGCCGACCGTTTTGCCGTCAACGAAATTGCCGCTGGTTGGTTGCAACAGACCGACGCATCCGAACCAATGTCAGCCGAAGATCTTTCCGAACTTGCAGCTGCTTGGCGTAACGCTCGACAAGTTGGTGCCATTGGCGCACTTAACAGCGTCGTGACTTTTAAAGAGTTCTCCAGTGACCCGAACAAATTGCAACTGATTGAGTCGCGTCAATTCCAAGCACTTGAACTCTCACGAACCACGGGAATCCCCCCATATCTTTTAGGCATCGGAGTCTCGGGTTCATACACTTATCAAAACGCGCAACAGGCACGCCAAGATCTTTACTTGTTTGGCACCAAACAATATTTGGATGCCATTGAGCAGACTTTGTCAATGAACCAACTTTTACCGCGTGGACGCTACGTCAAATTTGATGTTTCGGACTACGTCTACGAAAACGATCTTGGAAATGTTGAGCGCGAACCCGCTTTTGATTCAGGAAACCGCGAGGAAGAATACTCATGATTCGACTTACAGCTCAACAAATTACGCTGGACGCGTCCGCCGATGGTGAACCGTCGCGTCAAATCACTGGCCTTGCAGTCCCGTGGAATGTCAAGGCCCAATTAAGTGGTGGCGAAAGTGTGGTCTTTCTTGAAGGCTCACTTCCCGAGGACGGCCCAATGCCGAAGCTCTTGGAATACCACGACGACACGCGCGTCATTGGTCGAGTCACCGAAAGAGTGTCCACCAGCGAAGGCATGATGTTTGTGGCAAAACTGAGCGCCACTCGCGCCGCCGATGACGCTCTTGCACTGCTCGCCGACGGCGCTTTAGACAGCGTTTCGGTTGGAGCAATCCCCACCAAGTTTAAGCGCCTGTCAGACGGGACCCTAGAGGTCTCTCAAGCCCGATTTGTAGAACTGTCGGTGGTCACTGTGCCAGCGTACGAATCAGCGCAGGTCTACTCAGTCGCCGCCTCATCACCCGATGAAAGCGAACCCGACGAAACCGAATCCCCAACAGAAACAACCCCAACACCATCCGAGGAGGATGAAATGTCAGAACCCACAACCGTTGAAGCCGCAGTTGCGACTCAACCCATCTACGCAACCGCCGTCAAGCGTGACGCAAAACTGCCAACCGCTGTCGAATACTTGAGTGCTGCCATTGCTGGCGGAACTGCTTGGGAACGTATGCACGAAGCATTGCGCGCCGCAGCTCCCGACGTGGTCACCAGCGACACACCCGGTGTGCTCCCAACCCCAATCCTTGGACCTGTTTACAACAACTTCATTGGCCGTCGCCCTGTCGTTGATGCAGTTGGTGCCAAGTCCATGCCGGGTGGAGGCAAGATCTTTATTCGTCCCGAGGTCACGACCCATACGAGCATTGGTGCAAGCCTTGCCGAAATGAGCAACCAGTCAGGCACTTTTGTGGTGAGTTCGAATCAGGTCACCAAGCAAATTTTCGGTGGCTATGTCAACATCTCTGAAGCCGATCTTGATTGGACCGATCCCGCGATCTTGTCAATCTTGCTTGACGACATGGGCCGTATCTACGCCAACGCAACCGACAACTACGCAGCTGATACTTTGGTCGCTGGCGCAACCACGACTCAAGCGTTCGCTCTTGCCGACACTGGCAAGCCTGAAGTTTGGGCCGCTGAAATTGCTGAAGCTGCAGCAACAATTCTCACTTCGTCAAATGGCAACTTGCCGACTCACTTATTTGTGGCTCCCGGAATTTGGCAGGATCTTATTTCTTTGTCGGATTCGAGCAAGCGTCCGTTATTCCCACAGATTGGACCGATGAACGCTTTCGGCAGTCTTGCACCCGGTCAAGTCAACGGAAACGCTTTCGGTCTGCAAGTTGTTGTTGACCGCAACTTCGCAAGCGCAACTTGTATCGTCGGCGACGCATCTGGTTACGAACTGTTTGAACAGCAGAAGGGCGCGATCTCGTTGGACAACCCGTCCACCTTGAGCCGCACAATTGCGTTCCGTGGCTACTTCGCCGCCTTGATGATTGACTCAAGCAAGTTCGTCAAGTTCACGTTCGCCTGATCAACCGAAACTAAGAGAGAGTCTGCACCATGGCCACATTTAGCGTGACGCACCACCAGCGTCTAGACGATGTTGCTGTGGTGCAGACCCTTGAAACAACCGACATCACAGTCGGTCAGACAATTACACTGACAGGATTAGGTCACGGTCTCAACGGCACGCACATTGTTATCGCTGTACCGGTCAACTTGTTTGCTGGCGTTAACGAAGCAGGCGACCTGCTTTACAACGAAAACGAAATCATTGTTAACCAGTTGATGTTTCAAGATGTTGGCGACGATCTAGAACGATCTGCAGCTGATCCGTTTGGAACTTTGACATGGACTTTGACGTGCACATGGATAAATGTTGCGGATCTGACCGAGTTTCTCGGAATTAGCGGAGCGACCGCCAATGACACCGCTTTCATGACTTCATCAGTTAACGCTTCAAATGCGTGGTCATTTCGACGCAGGGTGCAGGCTGGCTACCATGATTCACTCACCAGCGTCCCTGATGCTGCCTGCAAAGCAGGAGTCGTGTTAATGGCTGCAAGTCTGTACCGTGAAAGAGGAAGCATAGATTCCTTCGCCAGTTTCCAAGACATGAGCATCAGCGCACCTGTCGCATCAATGGGCCGAATCAA